CACGCCGGCGTGATCAGCCAGGCCAGCTACACCGAGCAACGGGTCAGCCTGTTGAAGCAGCAGGCCGACGAAGTTGCCCAGGGCTATCAGGCGGAAATCGATGCGCTCGAAGCAGCCAAGGCCAAGAAGGGCACAACCGCTGCGCAGGTCATCCAGATTGATCAAAAGATCTCGGATGCCCGATCAGCCATGGTCAAGGCCCAGCAGGACAGCGACAGCGAACTGGCCATCATCGCTACCAACGAAGAAGGGCGACTGCGTAAGCAGACTCTGGCCGTCAACACGTACACCAGCGCCTTGCAGCAGCAGGTCGACACGCTTCGGCAGCAGGGTCTACGCGCAGCGTCGAGCCTCGGTCAAGGTGACCGGCAGCGCGCACTGACGGATCAGCAGAACGGAATCGATGACCGCTTCAACCAGCAGCGCCTAGAGTTGGCCAACCAGTACGGCGACGGCTCGCGCGGCATGAGCCTGGACGAGTACAACGCCAAACTGAAGGCGTTGAAAGCGACTCAGCAGGATCTGCACGACACAGTGCAGGCCAATTACGACGATATGACCGCAGCCCAGGGCGACTGGAGCGCCGGCGCATCGTCGGCATGGCAGAACTATCTGGAGTCGGCGCGTGACGTGGCCGGGCAGACCAAAAGCCTGTTCACCAATGCCTTCAGCTCGATGGAAGACGCCATCGTCAACTTCGCCATGACCGGCAAGTTGTCGTTTGCTGATTTCACCAAGTCGATTCTGGCGGACATGGCGCGCATCGCTACACGGCAAGCCAGTTCGGCATTGCTCAGCAGTCTGGTTGGTGCCGCGACCAACTATTTTGTTGGCAGTGGCACTTCGAGCCTGCCTACCTCAGCGGGGTCTACTCAAGCGGGCTACGACAATGTCGACTTCTCCGGGTACCGAGCAGCAGGTGGGCCTGTCTCCCCCAACTCTCTGTACGAAGTCAACGAGCTGGGGCCTGAGCTGTACAACGAGGGCGGCCGGTCCTTCCTCATGACTGGGGCGAATGGCGGTAGTGTCACGCCGCTGACTTCAGGCGGCGGGCCAGCGCTGGCCGCGATATCTGGAGGTAGTGGTGGCAACACGTACAACTTCCCTGTGGCGGTTTCAGTGCAGACCACTGGGGAGAATGGTGCGATACCGCAAGAAGCCTCAAATCAGCTCGGAAAAAGCATCCAGCAGGCGGCCAAAACCGAAGCGGAAACGGCAATTGCCCGAGCGCTTCAGCCGGGCGGATCAATCTGGCGCCTGACAAATGGGAGGGGTTGATGGCCATCGAGAAATTCACCTGGCCAACCGAACGTGGTGACTCACCTGAGATTTCTTACAGGGTGCGTACCGCGCAGTTTGGAGGCGGCTATAAGCAGCAGGTCGGCGACGGCCCCAACAACAAAGAGGATTCCTACCCGATCACCTTCACCGGCCTGAAAGTAAAGGTGCTGGAGATCATGGATTTCTTCGATCGCCACGCGGGAGCCAAGGCGTTTCTGTGGACGACACCACTCGGCCAACTAGGCCTGTTCACCTGCAAAAATCCCGTGCCCACCCCGGTGGGCGGTGGTGTTTTCAAGCTCACGGCTACGTTCGAGCGAGCCTTCCAACCATAAGGGGCGATCATGCCGCTGATCAGTGATATCCAGGTGCTCGAGCCTGGCAGTGAAGTGTTGCTCTTCGAATTGGACGGCAGCGACTACGGCGCAGACGTTCTGCGCTTTCACGGGCATTCGATCCCGCACACGCCGGCCGAACTGATCGCCGCCGGCGCTAATGCCGACCAGCTGCCGGCCAAGGCTATCTGGTGGCAGGGCAATGAGTACGGTGCCTGGCCGATGCAAATTGACGGTATCGAGTCGAATGGCGACGGCACAGCCGTGCGGCCCACGCTGTCCGTCGGCAACGTCAGCGGTCGCATCACTGCGCTCTGCCTGGCGTTCGCCGATCTGCTCGAGTTCAAGCTGACGATGCGCCACACGCTGGGCACGTACCTGGATGCCGTGAACTTCCCGGCCGGCAACCCGACGGCAGATCCAACCCAAGAGACGATCGAGGTCTGGTACATCGACCAGAAGACCAACGAGGACGGCGAGACGGTCAGTTGGGAGTTGGCCAGCCCGGGCGATGTCGGTGGCGAGTCCGTTGGCCGGCAGGCGACAACGTTGTGCCACTGGTGCCTTACTGGCGGCTACCGGGGACCGAACTGCGGTTACACCGGTGGCTACGTCACGAAGGATGGCGTGCCAACCGATAACCCGGAATTCGATGCCTGTGATGCAACGCTGGGCCGGGGCTGCATTCCGCGCTTCAGTGAGGGCAACCCGCTGCCATTTGGTGGGTTCCCCGCCGTTTCCTTGATCGCCCGGAGCTGACCATGCGCAAGTACATTTTGAACGCGATCCAGGCTCACGCAGCTGCCGAGTACCCGAAAGAGTGCTGCGGGTTGCTGCTGGCTATCGGACGCAAACAGCAGTACTACCCGTGCCGCAATGTCGCTTCCGAGCCGAATGAGGAATTTCGGATCGATCCGGAGGAATACGCCGCGGCCGAGGATATCGGCGAGGTGATCGGCGTGGTTCATTCACATCCGGACGCGACCAGTCGGCCATCGCCGCGCGACCTGGCCATGTGCGAGGCGACGGCGCTGCCGTGGCACATCCTGAGCTGGCCCGAGGGCGACCTGCGTACAGTCATGCCAAGTGGCGAGGTACCGTTACTGAAGCGGCCATTCGTGCACGGCGCCTGGGACTGCTGGCAGGTCTGCGCCGATTGGTACAAGCGGGAGTGGGAGCTGGAGTTCGAAGCCTTCAAGCGTGCCGATGGCTGGTGGGAAAGCAAAGAAAACACCAGTCTGTATGAAGCGAACTACGAGACCGCCGGCTTCTACAGGGTCGACCAGCCACAGCGCGGCGACATGATCGTTATGGAGGTGGGGCGGACTGTTTTCCCGAACCATGCTGGGATTTTCCTCGGCAGCGATCCAGCACTATCCGGCGAGGATGCGGCGACCTTCGGTCCTGGCCCTTTCCTGTTGCACCACCTGTACGGCAGGCCATCGGAGGTCATTGTGTTCGGCGGGCCCTGGCTCGACCGGACACGCCTTGTGCTGCGTCACCGTGATGCTCAGTGATATCGTGCAGCATTTCCCACATGAGTGACCTGCATGAAATTGATCGTAGGGGCGTTGGCTATAGCGTTGTTGGCGGGATGTTCTACTGCTAGCGATATCCGGAAAAACGCACCACTATTGACGCTTTCCTCTGAGAAAAAAGCGAAAAATGTAGCTGAGTGTATTCGTGACGGATGGCAATCCACATCGTTAATAGGTGGGAGCGTCGGCGGGGTTTTACAGTCCTCCGGTGAGCGATATTCAGTGATTGCGCCGGATCCTGAATCCCCTTGGCATGTTGTTGATATCACCCCCACTCCAAGCGGCTCAACTGTTGCCTACCATTTCTTTCGTACATGGCAGGACCCTTCTACGAAGGTGACAAGCGTTGTTGAGAGCTGCGCACGATAGAGAGTGTGCCTTTTGCTAAACCGCCTTTTGGCGGTTTTTTATTGTCCGGAGAAAAGTATGGCGACAACGGTAGCGCATTACTCACCACGCACTCGGGTTCAGTTGACCAGGCAGCTTGCCAATAAATTTGGCGAAGTTCATCACTTGCTCTTGGATTCCGGGCAAGGGCTGGAGGTTTTCAAAGCGCTCAATGCGACGATCCCAGGCTTTCAGGAGGAGATTAAACGACTCGATCGGCTCGGGATGTGTTTTGCAATTTACAGAAATGGGAAAAATGCAGGGCTATCTGACCTGAATCTATCTGGAACGCGGGTTCTAAAAATCGTCCCGGTAATCTCTGGTAGCAAGCGCGCAGGCGTTCTTCAAACAGTTGTGGGGGCGGTGTTAATTGCTGCCGCATATTTCAACCCATTCGGTGCTTTCACTGGGTCAGCAGTGTCTGCTCTCTACGCCGCAGGTATTGCATCAACCGCTGGCGGCGTGATTCAGATGCTCAGTCCACAGCAGGGTGGTCTCTCGTACAGCTCATCCCCCGAAAATGCGCCGTCCTATGCCTTCGGTAGCGCCAAGAACACCACGGCCAGCGGCAACCCGGTGCCGATCTGCATCGGCGAGCGCCGGTGGGGCGGCATGATCATTTCCGCCTCGATCAACGCTGAAGACAAAACGTAATTAGCACGCAGCACACAGGCCGCCCAAGAGGCGGTTTTTTTATGCCTGGAGGAACGCATGGGCGCAGCAGCACAGAACGAGATCCATGGTGAGAAAGGTGGCAGCAGCAAGCCGAAGTCGCCGACCGAAGCCAGCGACAGCCTGCGCTCCACCAACCTGGCCAAACTGTTGATCGCCGTGGGCGAGGGCGAGTTCGACGGTACTCCGAC